CATGGACTCACTCAACATGCCCGTAAAGCGCTTTTTGTTTTTCTGCGTCGAGCGCGAGTATCCCCACAGAACGCAGGTCATAGAGTTACCCAAGCACTTGCTGGAGTACGGCTTTGAGCTTGCCTATGGCGCAATAGATGAAATCGCAAACGCATACAAAACAGGGGTCATAGAAACAGGATGGCCCGACATACATACAGCAGAATTTGGCTGGCTAGAATAAACAACTCAGGAGAAAATTATGCACATCATTCATAACGTTGAGGCGCTATGGCCCCGAATAGACAAACCGTACAAATGGAACGACGAGCAAGGCGGCACACGCCCTGCTAATGCTAACGATCCAGAAGCGCACTATGAGCTAAACATCATACTTGATAATGACCAACTCAAGGGCTTGATCAAAGCTATGAAAGCAGCCTGGGATGCAGGCGTTGCAGCAAAACGCATCACAGCTAAAACAAAAGACATACGCACGCTTGCAAAAATCGAAGCCCAAGAGGACGGGCGGTACAAGGTCTTCTGCAAGATCAAAAACTATGACCCAACTTGCAAACCCAAACAGACAGACAAATACGGCAAGCCCCAAGACGAAGACTTCCAACTCACAACAGGCTCATTAATACACGTCGCGCTGAAGTTCTACTTCTACAAAAAAGGCGAAGGGGTCCACATCCAACCAAAAGCTGTGCGCGTCATTGAACTCGCAGAAATGCAACAAGCTGATCCGTTTGGACCTGCTGAAGCTATGCCAGACGAAGACGATCCCTTTGGCTTGCCACCAACAAAAAATAAAACACCCCAGAAAGCGTCAGACGAATTGTTTGATGACGAAATACCGTTCTAGAGAAGCACAATGTTCTGGTGGGTTCTTCTCATAATTTACGAAGTAGATGGCATGGAGCTTAATGCGCAGTTCATCGTCAAAGATGCGATGGAATGCGACAAGCTCATCCGCTCCGAACTGATTGAAGCTGTCAGAAAAACCCACCCAACAGCAGATGCGTTCTGCGAAGAAACAGACGTTCTGTGGATAAGACCAAGGGCAAGGCCAAGGAAATGACAACAAAAACCAAGGCATACAAAGGTGCTTCAGCTCGACATAAAGCTGCTGGCAGGGCGCTGCTGTATGCCTTGGGCCTCATGGAAAGCTGGGGATGGCAAGCGCTCAAGCACATCATAATGAACAGGCTTGATCAACGCGAAATCGCTTGCCTCGCGTTTGCAGCTATACGTGCGCTCGACGAAGAAAAACGTAAAATAGTCATAGAAATGTCCTGCGACATCGACGTAGGGGCTGGGGTTCCAATGCCGCCTCTTGGCGAGGTGCATGACGATGCAAAATGGTGGGCGTCAATCGCAAATCAGGAGGAACACGAAGCGTACCTCATGGCAGCTTACAACGCACTGCCAAAGAAAAGCCAACAAGAGCTGCAAGCGCACCTTAAGGGCAAGTGGTGAATAAATTGACAAACAGATGGGCGAAACTGGACGCAAAAATGCAAGGAAGCTATGACGATCATAGCGCGGCTGGTGCGGCTGGTGCGGCTGATAGTGTGCTTGCAAAACTCAACGTCATTCGCGCAGACCATCTGATTAGCAAAGATATCGCGCCAGTAGACTTTCTTATAGATGACCTACTGCCAGCTTGCGGACTTGCAATGCTTGGCGGTGGTCCAAAAGTGGGCAAGTCGTGGGAGTGCATGCGAATAATCAAGCAACTCTGCGGAGAAGGCAAAGAGGTGTTCTATCTGTCCGCTGAAGATAATGAAGCAAGATTGCAAAAAAGGCTCAAACAATCGCACCTAACGAATTTGCGTAACTTGCAGACAATCGCAGGAATGAGCCAAGATAACGCCATACCGCGCGGCAAGGAAGGCTTGCGCATGCTGCAAGAAATTGCTGATGTACATGCGCCACATCTTATAATTGTCGATACAGTAGCAAACATACTCAACCCAGATGCGCCAAAAAAAGGACGCTCAGAGTATCAAGTCACAGAGCTTGAGTACGCTGAGCTTAGGCGCGTGGCGCACCAAAATGACATTGCAATTCTTTTGGTGCATCACACGCGCAAAGTCACAGATGCAGCAGTGTCACCCTTTGAGAATTTGCTGGGAAGTCAGGCAATCGCAGGAACCGTGGAAACAATCATGGTGATGACCAAAGAGATCGGTAAAAAAGACTGCAAGCTGCACGTCACAGGTAAGGACGTAGAACAAAACGAGTTTTACCTAAAATGGAACGGCGATGGCTTCGATTTCAGCCACGATCCAGAGCTTGCTACACTCGGACCAAGGCAGTCTGAAATGCTGGACGTGATTAAAAGAAAGCCAAGAATAACCCAAAAAGGAATTATCGAAGAGCTTGACGTAAGCCAAGCATACGTCAGCAAAACGCTTACGAAGCTAATCGACAAGGAATTGGTCCTTGAATTGGGCAGAGGAGGCTATGCAGCCATGAATGAAAATGACTAAGAGCATAGGGTGTTATACTTGTTATATTTGGAATATAACAGGTATTACATATATAATATATATAACAAGTATAACACCCCCTGAGCATAAAGAGATTTTGGGTGTTTTATGCTAGATTTGGTTAATTCTAAGCAATTTGTCAAAAATCGCCGATTTTTCTTGGACTATACACAATTGAATGAGCGCGAGTTCGTTCAAGCCCTTAAATCGTACACAGATTTAGAGGAGCTAGAGGGTTTAGCCAATCGTCGGCGATTTTTAAACTCGCCGCAACTTCAACGTTGGTTGCCTTGGCAGAGGGAGCAAATACTTCAACGAAAATGGGAGCTTGAGCATGAGCAAGGCCGATATTGATTTAGGTAAGAGAATGTTGGACTTTGAGAGACAGCAACATAAAGACGGTGAGCGTGGACCGCTTCCATGCGACATTGTCCCGCAAAAGCAAAAACTGTCAGGAGTAGGTCAAATGGCCTTAGACATTTTGACAGACCTGGGAACCGCTTCCGCGCAACAAGTCGCAGACCGCTGCAAGGAGCCAGTCAGCGTTAAACAAGCAGCAAGAGCATTAACGACACTTTTAGGTTACGGAATGGTCAAGCGTGTGACAGTCAAACCGCGAAGAGCGGATGGGCCAAGTAATTTATATGAGGTAGTTAAGAATGAACGTTAAGGCAGATCACTACGCAAATCTTGCGGCCCAAACGCTTAACGAGCGCGGCAAGGAATACGGAGACTACAGAACGCTTTTCAAAATCATGGCTGAAAGGTTTTCCAGAGGCAAAGACAAGCCCGTCACAGACCTTGAAGCTTGTATGCAGATGGTTGAACTGAAGCTATCGCGCATCGAAGCAAACCCAAAAAATCAAGAGGATAGTGTGGTCGACGCAATCGGCTACTTATCAATCTATGGAGGTTTACTTGAGTCCAAAAAGAAAACCATTAAACAAGACTGACGAACCGTCAGATTTCGGAACGGAAGAGCGCATATTTCACGCAGGGCGAGACGGAATACGCATCGAGCGCGTAGACAAAAAGATAGGTGGCGCAAAAAGATTGCGGGTGACCAACCAAACACCGTTAGACAGGCACTATACGCGCGGTCAGATCACGCGAAGACAGTTTGAAGCAGGCCAGCAGTTATACCGCCTGTGGTATCGTGCAGGCCGTTCTACGCGCGTAAGCGTGGATTATACGGCTGTCAGGGTGGATGGTGGCGGCAAAGGCTCCGAGGGAGCAGGAGAGGCTTTCACAGCGTACTTAGCAGCGTTAAGAGACATAGGGCAGGATTTAGCAAAGGTCGCCCAGTGGGTCGTTATAGAGGGCAGCAGCGCCAAGTCGTGGGCTGAAGAGCAGGGCCACGATCCCAAGGGCGGCGTTGTCGTGCTTAGACTTTGCCTAGATGCCCTTGGAGATCACTTTGGGATGGCTAGGGGTTAACTCACCTCCCATTGCCCGTAGCCCACCGCCAAGCATCTTTAAGTTCTTTCGCAGCCTTTGTTTGTTCTCGCCACTCTAAACTGCGTGACCTTTTTTCCTTTTGGGCCTCTTCAAAATTGTCGGGATACGTCACTCGTTCTAAGCACGGGTAAACATTGCGTCCAAATCGTCGTATTTTCTGCCCGACCTTATATTTCTCAGCGTCTGTTCCACTCACGTGATCTAATAAAATGGTGAAGCAGTGACCGTTTTTCTGATATTTATCTGCAACAATCTCGCCGCCTATTGTGCGGTGGCCTTCAAATGTTGCATTGCGAAAGTGTCCAGAAAATACAGCCTCTTCAAAGACTATATGACAACCTTTTGTTAAATTATGTACACTCATTGTGTTTTCCTTTCCAGTTTTTTTCAGCTTCTAAGATTGCCAAGCGAAACATTACGCGCTCTAGCTTTTGCTTTAGCTCTTCCTTGTCGCGTTCTAGCTTGGCGTTGATTTGCTCGTAAATTTGCGCTTGGGTGTTCATGGGGTTGCTCCCACTGATAGCGCCATAAAAAGCGCTGCAAAGATTGAGACACATCCCAAGACATCCCAGAGTGAGACGTGCCGCAAAGCTTGTTTAATTAGATTAAGGGTTGTCATGCTGTTTCAAGTTCTTCTTGCATTCTCCAAAGCGCTCTTTGTGATCTGACAAGCAGTGTTGCGAAGGCTATGCGGCAAGCGATAGTTCCGAAGGTATCGCCTTTTTGTGCAATGCCGCCGCAATCGTCTAGCCATTCCTCACCGTCACTTGTGTTCTGCTCGGCGCAAAACTGAATGGCTTTGTGGTAATATATCGACACTTCGTGACTATCGCAGATTTGGTGCAAGTAATCTTGTGCAGTCTCAAAGCATCCTTCTGATTGCTCTAAAGCTTCTGTGGCGATTGACCTTGCTTCTGTGTACATGTGCATTTCGTTTACCTTTCCTTACTCATATGCAGGTATTATATGCATATCTGCATAAGATGCAAGGGGTAAAACAGGTAAAAGTTGATTTTTTTTGTAATTTTTTTTATTTATTGGGCAACCTTTTCTATTTTTAGGGATATCAACGCCATGGGTGAGTTAAAAACTGTAAACAAAGGTGGGCGACCTGCTGGCAGTGGTGGCGGCCAGCAGATCACGGCAAGACTCCGCAAGGAAATCTACAGCGCTTTGAACATCTGCAAGAAAAACGGACATCCGCTCGACCAGCTATTAGCTGAGCAAATTCAAAAGGATGCGTCGGGCACGCTGTCTAAGCTCAGTAAGTTCGTGCCTCAAGAGGTCCACCTGGGTGAAGGTGGTAGTGAATTTGCTCAGGCTCTTAGCCAAATTGCCGTAAGAATAGCGGAAGCCGATTTGACATCGGCAGGAAAACAGGGTCAACTCATTGATATTACACCAGAAACACCTGAACAGACCGTCACACAAACCGACACAAAGCGAAAAAAGACCAAAAAATAGAAGAAAACCCTAGAAAATTCGCCAGACCCCCCCCGTCACTCGAACGTGGGGTGCAGCAATATATGTATATACCCCCACACATTCTCCCGACCTATAATTATTCGCTTGACGTGCCGCCTGACGAATATTATACCTGTTATACAATAGGCCGTTTTAGTAGGGTTTCTCTTTTGGCTTAGTCTCCCTAGGCTATATCTTAAGTCTCTTCGGCCTATTACAACGCTTAATATTTGCCTCATATTTCCTTTCCAGGAGTAGACCCCCCCCTTGGGGGGTCTTCTTTTTAGCATAACGTCCCATGCCCAAGAAAAAATCTACGCTTGCTGATACGCTTTTGAAGCTTCACGGCGACCCTGTTTTGTTTGTTCAGACTGTTCTGAGCGTCACTCCGCAGGATTGGCAGCGCGATGCACTATTGCATGTCAGGGACAACCCTAGGGTTGCTATTAAGTCTTCTCATGGTGTTGGCAAGTCTGCGTTACTTTCTTGGGTAATTCTTTGGTATATTTTTACGCGATCTTGTCGTGTTGTTTGCACTGCGAACAGCGCCAATCAGTTAAATCAGGTTTTGTGGGCGGAAATTCAGAAGTGGGCGCGTAATATGCCTGATGGTTTTCAGAAGCAGATTGAGATTACTTCGGATAAGATTACTGTGAAGGGTGTGGATAGTTCTGCGCATGCTAGGGTTAGTCGGAAGGAAAATCCTGAGGCTTTGCAGGGGTTTCATCATCTTGATGCGACTGGCAAGTCTAACATGTTGTTTGTTGTTGATGAGTGCAGCGGCGTTGATGATATTATTTTTGAGGTTGCGCAGGGTGCTTTGTCTTCTGAGGGTTCGAAGATATTGATGGTTGGCAATCCTACTCGCAACACTGGGTATTTTTACGATGCGTTTCACAAGTCTTCGCATCGTTGGAAGCGCATGACGGTGAGTTGTTATGACAGTCCTTATGTTAGTGAGGATTTCATTGAGGAGATGAAGTCGCAGTATGGCGAGGACAGCAACACGTTTCGGATACGTGCTTTGGGTGAGTTTGGCGCTGAGTCTGATGATTCTCTTATAGGGCGTCATTTGGTTGACGGTGCTATTTCGCGGCAAGTTGATGCTATGTTGATAGCTCCTGTGTGGGGTTTAGACGTTGCATTTACGGGTGCTGATCGTTGTGCGTTAGCCAAGCGTCAGGGCAATGTTTTGTTGGAGCCAGTCAAGTATTGGTCTGGGAAGGACTTGATGGAGACTGTTGGTTCTGTATTGACTGAGTACGAGGCGACGAGTTTTATGGAGCGTCCTAGCGAGATTTGCGTGGATGCTATTGGGATTGGTGCTGGTGTTTGTTCTCGTTTGCAGGAGTTAGGTTTACCTGCGCGATCTATTAATGTTGCTGAGAGTCCTTCTTTGGGCAATCGTTATGCTCGATTGCGTGATGAGTTGTGGTTTAAGGCTCGTGAGTGGTTTGAGGCGCGTGATTGTCACATGCCTGAGCAAGATGAGTTGATTAACGAGTTAACGTCGTTGCGTTTTAAGATTTTGTCTTCTGGTAAGTTTAAGGCTGAAGGGAAGGACGAGATGAAGCGGCGTGGTTTGCGCAGTCCTGATTTGGCTGATGCGTTTGTTTTGACGTTTGCATCTCAGGCTGTGAGGGCGGCTGGTTCTGTGGATTATTACGGTTTTTCTGGGGATTTGAACTACGGTTCATCGTCTTGGGTGGTGTAGTGGCGAAAGCGAGCAGTGTTCGGCGTCTTCCGAGTGGTCGATTGAGTTATAATGGCGAGACTTTTCCTGGTTTTAACAAGGTTCAGCGCACTCCGAGCGCCAAAAGGAAGTTTAAGGT